GACTTTCCATACTGCCTGTTCATACTTGGTGTCAGGTGTGACAAGCCATGCGTACTGAAACTTACAGTTTGGTGTTGTGAGTTTGAGTCTTTCAAATTGTTGTGCTGAGTTCATGTGATGAAATAATTAGAACCTTGTACGGAAGTCAGATCAAGATCACCAAGCGTAGGCTTAGTTAGCAGTTCATCCTTCCTATTAATCTGTTGAGTGAGCTGGGTTGTGATTGCTGTGAACCAATCCCCTGAATACATATCAGAGAATGATTGCCTAACTGCATCCCTTAGCTTGCTCATTTCTGAGGGAGTAGTGGCAAAGCAATCGTGTACTCCACCTATATTCTTGACACCTAGAGCTACTGCTTTGAGTGTCGAGAAAGACATGTGACTTGAATCAAATGAGTGGACTACATTCGGGCTAAGTGCATTAGCCATCCGACCTGAATCAAGATCGTCTTGATCTAAGTTAGTTCTAATATCCATGTGGACATCAGATAAATACTTAAGTCGGATGCGTGTTTGCTTGACGCTCTTGTATTCCTGGTGAACTAACAAACCTGATGGTGTCTTCCACTCAAGAGGGATGTTGTCTTTACCAGCAAGGCGACCAAGTTTTCTGAACCACTCCATTGCTTTAACAGCTGGGTTAATCAAAGAAGTTGTCTCTTTATATAAGAGCTGTGCCATGAAGTGCATGGTTGTCATGGCTCCCCGTTGGGTAGTCCATGTCTTACCAGTGAACATGTCCTTTGATCTCTTTTGCGCCCAGTCGTAGCAGTAATAGTAGAAGGCAGTAGTTGTAGCTGAATAAGGACTGGTCATCACGCATGGTTTAGCGAGTGACCTATCTGGTTCAAGCATTAACCACTTCCTTGCCCGTGTATCTTTACTCTCTCTAAGTTTCTCAAGGACACGAGTAATTACTTCAGAGTAAATATCTTGTGGCCTATCACTAGAGATAAGGTTGACTGATCTGCCCATGTCCTCTGATTTGAGGAGGGCTGCATAGTGTTGGATACCTGAGCAAGTGCAGTCGAGCATGACAGGGAGTTGGCAGTTATAACCCCAGCCATGTTGTTTAAACTCATGGTATGTACGAGCAAAAGCAAGGAAGGCCCAAGGTTTATCAGCTCGCATCCAAAACTCAGAGTTCAACCACGGATCATTACCTGCTCCAGTAATTAACTGATCGTGTTCTTTCACCCAATCAATACGAGTTTGCCAATCTGATTTACCTAATCCATAGAGGTTAGCTCCATGTATTCGTAACCAATTGAGTTCCTCTTCTGTATTAATGGGAGTGGCATTAGCAAATAAGAGAAGAGATCTTGAGACATCATTACCTTGAGGGTTGAGATAAGGAGGGCGGTAATAATAACGACCACGAAAATCAAGACTCATTGGAAAATAAATTTCCTCTTCATCTTTAAATCTGCGTGCCACCCATAAAGTTTTGGCTTGCCCTATGCGTGCGCTGTTGGTCTTCTCATTCTTCTCATGTATTTGCTTTGCTCTTTTCCTCCATCTAAATACACCTGGATCATCTTCCTCTAAGTGTTTAGGGAAGGGAGGAACAGGCCATCCATTACGAGGGAAGAGACAACCAATCTCTAAGTTGAGATCATAAGCATGTTCAACTTGGTCAAGCATCCAAGTGTGGACTTTCCATGCTACTTCCTGATGAATGTTTGCTGCTTTAATGAAAGGTTCATTACCTTTACAATCTTTAGCTACTAATTCACTATTACTTTTCAACAAAGTAAAGGGAAGTTTAGTGGTGTAGTACCCACCTTGTAGAGGACAAGACCAGGGCCGAGGTTTAATAATCATTGGCAAGAAATTAGGTGTCATTAATTCTTGCTGTGTTTTGACATCATTAATCCAAGCGAGGCATTGGTCAGTTGGTTTAACAACTCTCCTTGCAGGTCTATAACTTTTATCTAAAACAATTTTGATTAGACCTGTTTCTTTAGCAATCAATTCAATTAAGAAGACACCTGATGCCATCTTTTCTTTTGCTTGCCAGTTATCAGTGCCTTGCATGTGCCTAATGGCAGCCATCTTATGTGCTTTACGATTGCGACCACGTTTGAACCTAATGAGTTCATCTTTAGTGGCACGATCAAGCATGGTTTCTATCCATAACTTGTCGGCAATATCCATAGCTACAGAATGAAGCGTTGGACAAGAACACAAGCTGTCAATACAAGTACGCAATGAACAAGCTGCTACTTGTTGAGGTGGAAGATAAGTAATAGGAGAAAGGAGAGCAAATGATTTACCTGCGACTCCCTTCTCTATCTTTTTTCTGATAGTTCTGAGATGGATAACTATCTGATCTACTCCATGAGCTGTTAAAGCTTCACCCCATTTACTAAGAGACTCCATCTGTCCTCTCTTCCTTATGTTGGAGAGTAATCTCACTCGGTCACGACCAAGAGTGAGCATCTCCCTTTCAAGGGAAAGCTGATCTTCTAGGGTCTTCATGGGAATACCAGAGTAATTCTCTGAGTTTCACTGTCATGTAAGATCAGCCGACCAAAAAGCAAACTCATCTATGTAATGTTCAAGAGTCCACTGTTCAGCGATTGTTCTTAGAAGTTCCGATAGTGTTACACCTTTAGCTTGAGCTAATAGATCTAGTTTTTTTAAATGTTGAGGTGTAAGACTGATTTGAATCTTCTGTTTGCTGATAGTTTCAGTTGCTTTGTTAGTTTCTTCAGTCATGGAAATAGAATTTGCGAAGGGTGGACTCAATTAAAAGATTAGGAACTGTTGGATCAGGAAATTCTTTCTTCATTAGGTCTTTGAAGTTCTTTTCTCTGATCTCTTGCCATCTAGCGGCTGGAGTTGGAGGAGAATCAACCATCATCTGCCAATGTGTTGCATCTTTTGGTATGTGATTCCAATGAGCTGACATTGACCAACCATCTAGCCTATACAGCACATGGTTGTCGTTGTTAGCATGTTTCTCCTTTGGTTTTGATTCCGTTAAAGGAACCCAGGGATGATCGGACATGGTGGTGGGAATTAAATTTTTCAGTTAGGCCAGTGAATAGCCCGTGTTGTGGATGATTAGGGTAATAACGCTTATCCCATAGATAGAGGGCGTTCATTCTTCTATTGCGCCAGACGTTCTGGCTTATCCACTTGTTGTCCATAAATGAGTGTGACTATCACCCAGTATGGGTCTTATATACCCCTATAGATACCCTAATGAAATAATTGTTATTCATTAGGGTAAGAGAAGACTGACTCTGTTACTGCTACTGAATTATGCAAACTAAAGAGCAGTCCTCCATAGATACAAGCCACAATGAACACACCTAAGAAATAATTAAGTGCCTTCATTGTCATTCTGAATGACCCCTATAGGTGTCTCTTCATATGTGGACAATGGATGTTTGTTAAGTCTTTCTTCCAGCTCTTTGTCTGTGATCTCGTGATGAAACCACTTGTCTATGTAATGAGCTGTGACTTCCTGTTCAGTTGTCATCTTCCATAAGCTCCTATGTTTTTAAGAAGAATAAAAAGGAGGATGCTTACGCACCCCCAGATGATGAATGATTCCATTAATCCTCCGATAAAGATTGAACATGTTTATCTAGCCAATCAAGCCAGTTACCAAAACGGGGCTGTGTTGCCCCGTCTTGATCCCACTGGTGGCTCTTATCTTCATCCATTAGTTCGATAAGGTTTTCAGCGGCGGCTATCTGATTCTTATTCACTAGTAGAGAGTTCTTCTAGTGTTGTTGTTTTTTTCTGTTCCTCGGTCATTACTTCTTTAAAATTAGAAGCAACGTCTTCAACAGAATTAATATCCTTTAGTTCTACTTCTTTTGAAGTATTTCCAAAGTTGAAAATAACGGATGACATAGTTGGTAAAACCTAACGAATGTGAATAAATCCCTCAGTTAAGAGGGAATAGCTAGGGTCAGGGCTTGAACCTGACCGCCCGCCTTTACGGATTAGCTTTTACTCATAGCAGGCAGTGCCGATTGAGTTATAAATACAATCAACCCTGCCTTCTGGGTCATCACTTGCTTTATATATCCATACATGACAGCCTCTAGGGTCGCCCTGTATGTATAACTTCAGCGAGTCTTCAAGTTTATTAGGGTTGTATTTTTCAAGAATACTTTTGCACTCTTTCAAATACTTTGAGTATCTATCCTGTATAGGTTTTAGATCTCTTTTCCCTGTGTCTGGGTTGTAGCGGTAAGGATAAGTGGGATTAAAATCTTTATCCTCCGCCCATTGAATAGTGCCGTTGCACTCTTCTTCAACCCAATACTTAATTAACTTGTTGAGTCTCGCTAATCGCTTGTAATCGGTGCAAGTTAAACCCAAATCTCTTTGGGCGAAATCACAACGGCGGATTAATTCATCCTGCCTAGATAGTGTTTGCATGGGCTGGTAATACCTAGCGAAGTGTTGATGAGGGTGAGTCCCTCAGTCAGCCCCGAAGGGCTGAGGGAGAGAGTCAACTAATGAAAGACTGGTTTCCGTAGCTCTGCGTATCCTTCCTTAATCCACTGGACTAAAGACCGATAACCGCAGCGCACATCCTCTGCAAATAAAGGACGCTCAACCAGATCCCGCTTAACCCGTGGCATGATGAACCGCTTGTGAACATCTTCCCAGGTCAGCTCTCCAAAAGTCTCTTTGTCTTTCAGACAGTTGACCTCGTGAGCATAGTTGTTGGCTTTTATCTGCCATTCTTTCAACTGTGTTCTTGACTCAGTGAGAGCTGCATACAAGCCATCTCTGCTCCAGACTCTGCCAGTCGCAGGGTCTAGGTGCGTGAACTTACTAGCCATCTTAAATAATCAAGGTGCGGTGGGTGAGAAGACCCCGTAAGGCCTCCTATTAGACACACTACCAAAGCTTCCTTTCTTTGACAACCCTGGGCGGCCAAACTCTGAGAGTCACTAGCCACCCCAACAGCACCCCCCCTGCCCTCCAGAGCTATATATATGACCCCAATGGGGGGATGTGGGGGGATCCTACTAACGACTACCCCCTCAGATTTTTGTACCAAAAAAGTAGGATCTAAAGGACCCCTATAGGAGGGAATATATCTTCTTCATATGTGGACAGGAGGAAAAAGTAAGATAGATTGCGTGTATTGACCGTAGAGAATCCCCAATGGAGGTCAATACGAAGAGGCTTCCTGTGGTGGGTGAGCCTCTTTATGTTTAAGATGAAGGAAATAAAGGGAGAATCATGTCTAGGGAAACGACACCAGAGGTATTAAGTGAGTTACATGCAGGGTTAGCGCAATTATTTTTAGAGAAGTTAAGGGAAGGAGAGTTAGGGACAGCGGAGATAAATATATTGCGACAATTTTTAAAAGATAATCAGATTAGTTCACAACCAGTAGAGGAAAGTGAGTTTGGTGAGTTAGCAAAAGCGTTGCCTGACATAGAAAATGTAGTAGCCTTTCAAAAAAAGAGGGCTTAGTTATGTCACCAAAAGGGAAAGGAACGTATGGAAGTCAGAAAGGAAGACCTCCAAAGAAAGATAAAAAGAAGTAGATGAAGAAAGGATGGAAGAAATTACCTGAGCCGTATAGCGAGGACTTCAGGTATTTCTTAGTTTTGGTGTGGAGGCATCTTCAATTACCAGATCCAACACCAGTTCAGTTAGATATATCGGAATATATGCAAGGAGGGCCGAAGAGGAGAATTATTGAGGCTTTTCGTGGAGTAGGAAAGAGTTGGATGGCAGCAGCTTATGTGTTGTGGTTGCTGAGAAATGATCCACAGAAGAAAATTATGGTGGTGTCGGCTAGTAAAACGAGGGCAGATGACTTTGCACAGTTCTGTTTAAGATTAATTAGGGAGATGTCGTTACTTCAATGCTTAGATCCAGATCGAGATGAACAAAGAAGTGCAGCAAATAGGTTTGATGTCAGACCAGCGATCCCCGATCAGAGTCCTAGCGTTAAATCTGTTGGTATTTTTGGACAATTAACGGGGTCTAGGGCAGATTTGATCCTTGCTGATGACGTTGAAGTACCAAATACTGCTTGGACAATAGGGATGAGAGAGAAATTATTACACTCAGTCGGAGAATTTAATGCGATCTTGAAGCCAGGAGGGGAAATTATGTTCCTCGGAACTCCGCAAACCGAGGAGAGCATATACAACAAGCTGAGATTAAGAGGATACGAGTGTCGTATTTGGCCTTCTAGGTATCCTGAGAAACCTGAGAAGTATGGAGAATCACTTGCGCCAGTGATTCAAAAGCGATGTATAGAGTCAAAAGGCCGTCCGACAGATCCCGATC